CATTGCCCAAATGGGGATTTGCTATCTGGGATGCCACCGGGAAGCTGGTTCTGACAAACGAGAGTCGGATACTGAGTGACCTTGTGACTGTTGGGACGCCAGGAGCTACGACAGGTGGAATTAATATTGACGTCACTCTGCCTGGTAGTTATGCGGTGGCACCCGCTATTCTTGGCTCCCAGATCATCCAGAACAATAACACTAAACCACCCACTATTGTGAATATCACTGCCTACTCAGGATGTCGGTTTAATGGTTCATCAACCAGGATTAATGCGGCGCCTTCGACAACGGCTACCGGTTCTGCTGCGGGTGGGACTACGACTGGAATAGCTTTGACGGCAATCAACACGACTGCATTCGATTAATTGATCGTTTAAAACGATCAATTAATCGATATTGATCTGCTCAATCTATTTTCATTAATTTTCCCGTCAGGTTAAGTTTCAAAGTACGAATTACCTCAGGGATAAAAAATGAAAAAAATACTCGGTAGTTTGCTAATTGTCTGTCTTCTTTCTGCTTGCTCAGCAAACATCTTTGAGAAGCAGCTTCCTGTGTGTGAGGCTGTAACCCTTTTAGGTGGGCAGGAACAAACCGTACAGATATATGGTGTGCGACAAGTAGCAAACCAGGTTGAATACAAAGCTGGATATCCTTTCAGCTGGCGGTGGATAAGTAAAAACAACTTCACCAGGTCAACCTGTTTAAAATGAACAACACGAAAACCCGCTCCGACGGGTTTTTTTATTATCTGAATTCAGGAGTCCTTTATGTCGGCAGGTACCATCACCCTGACAAACGGGTCCGCTATTGTTGGCGGTTCTGGAACCTCATTCGCAACAGAACTCACCGCAGGTGACTTCATTGTCTCTACTGTGGGCGGGGTTCCGTATACGCTGCCAGTGAAAACAGTCGACAGTGACACGCAGCTCACGCTTGTCAGTAACTTCACCGGGCCAATGCAATCCGGCGCTGCATGGTCAGCCGTCCCCCGCGTGGCGCTGAACATGGTAACTGCCGCGCTAGTGGCGCAAAGTGCTGAAGCGCTGCGTGGACTGAATTACGACAAACAGAACTGGCAGCAGGTTTACAGCGCCGCTGGAAACATCACAGTGAAGCTGCCAGACGGCACTACCTTCAACGGCCCTTCATGGAAATATCTGTCTGACAATATGGCAACGAAGAGCGGCGGGGCCGTACCTGTTAACCAGGGCGGTACCGGTTCGACAACCGAATCAGGCGCTCGCACAAACCTCGGTTTAGGAAACAGCGCAATCAGGGACGTCGGCGCAGCGGCGGGAACGGTCGCAGCCGGCGATGATTCGCGCTTGAATACTGTCGATCAGAAAGCGGGTGGGAAAATTACGAGCCCAATTACAGTCCAGCCAGGGATTAACGGTAACCCCGGATTTGCCGTCAATTCTGGGGATAATGGTGGCGGTGGATTGATGAATAATGGCATCAGCCTGGTCGTGGCCAGTGGCTATAACCCAAATACAGGTAATTACGTCAACCTCATCAAAGGCACCTGGTATACAGGAGAATGGTCTTTCGGGGGAGCCCGTGGTGGCGGGGCTAATTTTGATAATGTCACACTAAACCTGAAAGGGTCGAATCAGGAAGGGATGGTCACTTGGGTTTTCCATTCCAATGGCGCTGCCACAGGCAATTGGGTAACAGCATCTGATGAACGTATCAAAGAAAATGTTACGGTAATCGCTGATCCGCTAATGAAAATGCAGCAACTTCGAGGCGTCGAATGGGACCGCCTCGATACTCCTGCGCACGGGTATGGGTTCATAGCCCAGGAAGTTGAGAAGGTTTTCCCTGACGCAGTGAAATCATATGGAAAAACAACCTTACGAGATGGCTCAGAAATCGAGGGTGTAAAATCTGTTGATACGTTCGGCGTGGCGGCAGCTCTTCACCATGAAGCGATCCTTGCTCTCATGGTCAAGATTGATAGCCTTAAAACACAGGTAGATAATTTTTTACTGGTCAAGTAATTATTTAGCTATCGGCCTGCAAAGAATCAGCAGGCATTTCCACTCGAACGCTTACAAACTGGTCAGACGGTATATCAACCGGATCTCCATCAGCTAACCCCGCCCGCTCATTTCTGGCAAATTCAGGTGCCGACGGGTAGGAGCGGTGGTAGGTTTTAACCAGCACGGAACCGTCAGAATTAACCCTATAATCCAGCCATATAAGAGGTTGCTTGTTCCTGTCGGTGGGAATCTCAAAACCTCCATCGATACCGCCCCAGGCAGCGTCTGAATTGAGCGCTTCACACCCATCAATGAGATATTGGCCTACATCTAGACGAGTGACCGTAACGCCTTCTGATTCATCGTTAGTTTCATATCGTCCGTCACCGTAAATCTTCACAATTGGTGACGCGATTTTGATAAACCCGTTGCTATCTACGGTTGTATTGCTTGTATCACGCACTACGGCGAGATTGTACCAGGACTGAGAGTTGGGGTTATAAACCTTATAACCGAACCCACGTTTACCATTATTGTCGCCATAAAAACCTATTAGCTGCATTCGGGCGGCTTCATCGGCAGAGGTAATATCAATCCATGCCCCTACGGCTCCACCTTCAACCTGGCCAGTAATGAAACCGGTACTGTTTTTCCAGTAAATGTTCGTCGGTGTATCACCAGGCGCAAACCGTGCTGTCTTTTGTCTTATGGCTCCAATGTTAGTACAGGCTCCCCAGTAATCTCCGGTGGTTGCACCCGTTCCACCATAACGGGTTCCGAGTGGTACCGGATTACCATTATCCGAAACAACGACGCCCCATTCGTCTTTTCGTACGACAAGCGCATGATCCTGCGAGGGGCCATAGACGATGCTCTGATCTTCCTGGGTAACGAATGTGCCTAAACCGACGTTTTATAGATTGCTATCAAGCGGCGTGGCCGATAACTTCACCTGATTTTTTTGCTGAAATAACTGGGTGAAAAATATGCAAATTGGCTATGTAAGGGTGTCAACAAATGACCAAAATACGGATCTTCAGCGGCAAGCGCTCGAACGCGCAGGATGTGAACAAATTTTCGAAGAAAAAATGAGCGGAACGGTATCAAACCGGCCAGCACTAAAAAAGCTTCTCAAGGCATTAAATGAGGGGGATACGCTGGTGGTCTGGAAGCTGGATCGGCTTGGGCGCAGCATGCGTAATCTGGTGCTGCTGGTGGACGAACTTCGGCAGCGCGGTATCCACTTTAAGAGCCTCACCGACAGTATCGATACATCAAGCCCGATGGGGCGCTTCATCTTCCATATCATGTCAGCCCTGGCGGAAATGGAGAGGGAGTTGATTGTGGAACGCACCCGGGCAGGTCTGGCTGCAGCTCGTGAGAAAGGGAGAATCGGCGGCAGGCGTCCGAAGCTCACCCAGGAGCAATGGGCTCAGGCAGGGCGGTTGATAGCGAACGGCGTAGACAGGAAGCAGGTTGCAATAATTTATGACGTTGCAGTATGCACGCTATATAAAAAATTTCCTGTGGGATAAATCAGCCAAGCCATGGTCGGGCAGTCAGCTAATAATGTCGCTGCCCGGCCATATTAGAGCCCAGCCTGGCGAACTGTCGGAAATTCAGAAACCAGCCACATATCGGCCTCTTCAAACATCTCCTCCAGCATGCGGTTCAACTTTTCCCGATCGCTTTTGCTGGCGTCACTATTCAAGCCGTTCGCCTGCATCGGCTTTACCTTCACTTCTGCAGCAGGAAAAATCTGGTGCACTCGCTTTGTTAGCTCAGCCAGGATGATCTCTCTGGCCCCTTGGAGCCCTTCAACATTTCGCTTGTCATAAACCAGTTCAACAAACATACCGATCCTCTTATAAGTGAAAAATTGCCTGCGCTTGATCTGTTTTCATAAAAATACTACTGTATATGCATACAGTAAATGGGTGAGTGAGGGGGTGTTCATGCCTCGTCAACCGGATATTCGTGCTGCTTTTATTGCGGCCATACAGCAAAACCCGAAGGGCTATCTCTGCCTGCATACAGACAAATTCATCGCTGAACTGCAGGAGAGACACTGGCATTTAAGCCTGGAGGATGCAAATACATGGATCGAGCGATACCAGCCGGACTTCGCCGATAAGACGACAAACGGAAGCGAGAACCGGTACTGGATCCTGCGTAACATGGGGAGGGTTTTCTAATGGGATTCCCATCGCCAGCCATGGATTACCAGGAGCAGCGCATGACGATAGATGTTATCTGCGGTGTAGACAACAACTGCCGGGTTATCGAAACTTCATGCGGCTGGGCCGTTATTAACGTCAGTCTGAAGCCAGAAGGAGGGGATACGCTGCTGGTTAGCATGGACGGGAGAAACCAGTTCGTGAAGCTAATGGGCCACGCGCTGATCACTGAAGATGGTGAAGCGATAGAAGGGGAAGCTCTGAATGACGTAACGGTACACGGCGTTCTTACACATACACTTAACCAAGTTAAAGACGATAAATCGCCTGTAATGTAGCGTGTAAATGTCGGGTGTTATTCCCCAATTTTTCCCCAATGATTCCCCGTACAAATTTTAAACATGAAAAAAACCAGCCGTAAGAGGCTGGTTTTGATGATAATTTTGGTCGGCACGAGAGGATTTGAACCTCCGACCCCCGACACCCCATGACGGGTATTTATCTTACATATGCATTGCAGGAATTACATTTGTACTTACCAGCAATAGTTGCATGTCCAGTGACTGCGCTCATTGAGGACATTTTCTTATCCGATCCCTCATAACATCTTGGGCAGAAAGGTCCGTTTGGCTTGCCATCAACAGGTGTAGCTCTCCAGTAGACATTATCCCGAAACTCAAGCTCATCTGAGGCATTTATTTTTCCTTGCAGTTCATCAACCTTCCGCTTTAGCTCATACATCTCAAGCTGTGCATCTGCAAGTTCGATTTTTGCTTCAGATAGAGCACTGTAAAGCTCGCTGAACTTGAGCCTCATTTCAGCATCGTTATATGCGCCTGAAGCATTTTTTATATCCTTCGCCAAATCGAAGGCTGTCTTAAGCGCAGTTAATCCTGTGACAATATCGGCCATACATCCCTCTTTTTAGATAAATGACGTTCGTGTAAGCCATAAGATTACATCCGGCGTAAGAAAATGTTTGTGAGTAAAATCATAAGCTTTAAGGCTAAAGTTTCACCACTGTAACTTTTTGGTAATCGTAATCTGTTGATTAATATGATTTTATAATTATGAATTAGTGGCGAAAAAATTAACGTATGTTACTGATTATTGTAGATAACATGTGTGATTTTAAAACGCATTTGATTTAGCGTACTCAAAGGAAGATAATTTCTTCAACTGAAAAATGGTTATCAAAACCCAAAAATAATTAAACACAATCAACTGGTTAGCCTGTGGCTAGAAATGTGTGACGAGAGCATTATTTCTGATGTTTTTACCTAAAAATCAATGCGTCATGATTGATTTCATGAAATACTGCTGCGTCATATGGAATGGTTCGAAGCCGCAGACCTGATCGTTAAAGGTATGGAAGGCGCGATCAACGCGAAAACCGTAACCTATGACTTCGAACGTCTGATGGAAGG